CAATGAAAAGTGTCCTGTTTGTGAACACAATACACAATTGTGGAACTCAGGCATCGAAGCAAACAAAAAGATTGCCCGTGATCAAAAACGTAAGCTAACCTACGTTTCAAACATTTACATTGTTGAAGATCCTAAGCATCCTGAAAACAACGGTAAAGTTTTTCTATTCAAATATGGTAAGAGCATCTTTGATAAAATCAATGGTGCAATGCATCCTGAGTTTGAAGATGAGAAGCCAATGAATCCGTTTGATTTGTGGAAAGGTGCTAACTTCAAAATCAAGATTCGTAAAGTTGATGGGTATCAAAACTACGATAAGTGTGAATTCGATTCACCTGCTGCATTACTTGATGATGACGATGCACTTGAGAAGATTTGGAAACAAGAATACTCTTTGAAAGAGTTGATTGATCCAAGTAAATTTAAATCGTATGATGCTATCAAAGCACGATTGGATAAAGTTCTAGGTCTAGCAGGCACTACTTCACCAAGAACTACAGTTGAAGATAATTCTCATATGTTTGAAACTGAAGTTGATGAGAAGCATGTTGCGAAGAAAGCTCCAGTGAAAGCACCTTCAATCGAGGAAGATGAAGATGATGACATGAACTACTTTGCAAAGCTTGCAGCCGAAGATTAAACAGACTAGACGGTCTTGTTTAGCCCCGCCTTAGTGCGGGGTTTTTCTTTTATCCGTAAGATGGTCGTACATTGTGCATACCATACAATGCAGCTTGTACACTTGGATTGTTTATATCGTAGATATTTCCAGGAATAGATGCAGTGTGTCCTCCACCACCACCTTGTGCCAATTGCTGCTGATTGATTGTGGTGATGTTTGTTGATCCTGCTTGACCAGATAATGAAGCATTCATTTTTTGTACGTTAGTCAATGCAGATAGAGCAGGTGAAATACTTGATGGTGCTATCTCAGCAAACATACTCTTAGTGGTTTCTAATACATCTTGTAATTCTTTAGCTCCTTCTCCTTTAGTAAATCCTTGCAACATTTCTAATTCGGATTTAAGTTCACTAGCTATCAAACCAAATATGCTTTTTTTCTCAGGAGTAGCAGTTTCACCTAGAAGATTTTCTCCTCCAGGTTGTTGAAATTCTGTAAACAGTCTATTCAATTCTTCATTTGATGCACCAGAAACATCAGCAGAAGCAAGTTGAGTATCTGGTGAAGGTTTGCCCATAGCAGTTTCCACTTTTTGTTTTGTGTCTCCTAAATAAGAAGCAACAGTAACTTTCTTCTTATCTGTTCCTGCTAAATGTGGATTACTTGTTCTTGATGTTCCTGTTAAACCAAGTAGGTCGGCTGGATTTGCATTAGGATTAGTTTTTTGTGCTTCAAGTAATACTTTTGCACCAAGAGCACCAACACCATGTGCAAGTCTTAATGTATATGGAGTTACTTCAACTGGACCATAAACTTTTCCTGTTTTTGGATCTTTTGTATTGGAACTTAATACTTCAGCATTAGCTTTCGTATATGCATCAAACATCTTATCTTGTGTTTCAGCATTAAATAATTCATTTCCTTTCAACTTGGCTTTTTCTTTTGCGGCAACCAAATCCATAAACTGATAGCGACCCATGGCATGTGTGTTTTCACCTTTTGCCCTTCTTTTATTTTGAACTGCTATAGCTTCATCAACAGTCAATTGCGTTAATCTTTTACCACCAGTTTCTGCTTGTTTGTACTCCTCTACTTGTTTTTCCGAATATACACCATACATTGCGTCATATCCTATGGCAGCACCTTCACTCTTACCAACGGTTTCACGATATTTTTTAAACACATCTCCACTTAAAGGCACATTACCACTTTGAGACCTCGATCTTCTGCTTTCTGCATTTTTTTGTGCATATTCGCTTGCTTTTTGTAGTTGTTCGTCTAATTCTTTCTTTTCTACTTTTACTATTTTTTCTTTTTTTGTTGTTGGGTCAAAAACTTTCTTTTCTGTGATTGACTGCAATCCTTTTTCATCTCCTCTTGGAATAATATATCCTTGTTTTTGCATATACTCCAATTTTGAAGAAAAATCTTCATCTTTACTTTCCATTTTCTCTAATGCAGACTTTGCTTGTGGTGTTTTTGATGCTTTTAATCTGCTTTTTGCAAATTCATCTACGCTTATATTTCCACCTTGTTCGTTTATCTGATCGACATAGAATTGACTTTCTTTTTTCAATGTTTCGATGTCGCCAGCATCTGCTGCTTTTTTTAATTTATCTTCCATCTCTTTATAATCAGATCCAATTTTTAATGAAAGTCCAGTTATAGCAAGAGCAAGAGAAGTTAATGGATTCGCAAGAGCAGCCGATATAACTCTTGGAAGTATAGTTTCAACAGCATAAACAAATATTCTTCCTAATTGTCCAAGTCCTCGAAGCAAAAGTTGGGCACCACCAGGCAACATATTGAATATGGTTTTTCCAAGTTTTGTTAATAATTTAGATAAAACTGGACCCAATAACTTTGTTAACCAATTTTCTTTTTCTTTTTTTCCTTCAGGTTCTTTCTTACCTTTTAGTGCTTCAAGTAGTTCTTTGTGTCTACGTTCTTCTAATGCTTTAGCTTCTTCATTCTTTTCTTCTTCAAATAATTTTTGTTCTTCACGAATTGTTTTATTTTCTTCTAATAATTTTTCATTTACTTTGACAGATTTTTCAATAGCTTTTCTGACATTATCACTAGTCGATTTTAGTGTTGCGATAAAACTTTCGTTAAAATTTTTTGTTGTTTCTATCTGTTCTTTTCTGTACGCTTTGTTTATTTCTTGTTCTTTTTTTGTAATAGCATAAACTTTGGCCAATATCATCGCCATAGAATCATTTGTTCTAACTCTTTCTTGAACCGATGGTGTTCTTTTTAGCTTCTCAGATGAACCTTGTTTTTTCAAAGTTTCATTGATCGATGATAACTGTCTACCGCTTGTCAGTAATGCTGCCTGTTGTGCCATTTTTATGCTCTCTTATTTGGTCTGTGCCTGTTTAAGTCTTTCATTTTCTTCTTTGATATGATTTATTAACATTCCAAGATAAACATCTCTTTCCCACGGAATCATATTCTCAATTTCCGTTAGACTATACTTATGGTGTTGCATTAAACTAAAATTTGTTGTATAATAGTTTTCCAAAGTATCATGACTAAAAATTACTCGAAAAAATTTTCAAGTCCTTCAAATTCAATCTTGTGATGATAACCACATTTTGAACAATCTACTTCTTTTATTTTATTTAACTTTGGTATGTTAGTAAAATAAGTTTGTATTTTTTCAAATTGATCTGCACTTAAATTTTCTAAAAATTCCATAAGTTCATCTCTCGATACTTCTTTTGCATAATGTACCTGTTCACCATCATAAATGCATTCTATAGAATCAATTAGCAAATCGAAAATAAAATCTGACGCCTCACTTTCACCCTTTCCCGCTGCCTTTTGAATTAAATTGTACTTAGGCATCGTCATTTTAACATGTATTCTATCGGTTAATTTGATGAGATCATTATATGTGTCTAATCCAGATACCGTAATATCTCTCAAATTCATATCAACCTTCATTAGGTTATTGCATATTTCATCATTAACAACATTTTTACATCTGAATTTGTTTTCAACGATTTCACCGACAGAAGCAGCTCGAATGTTCAAGAAAAAATACTCAACATCAAGCAAACTCATGTTTTCAATATCCACCTCGTCTAGACAACAGTTGTTTAATACTTGTCTAATTGCTCTCTCTATAGCATCTGGACTTTCTTCTGTAGCGGCCATCAATAAGATTTTTTGTTCTTTCACAAGAAAAGAACGATAGCGAACTTTTTTCTTCAACATCGGTAATTCTAGTTCGTATACTGCCACATCAATTTTTGGTAAAGGCATTACAATCTCCTACATATGTTAAACAACACTCCACTCGCTGTATGCGAAAACTACCAGTAATTTATGGTATCCTTCTGCACCCCAATCCAAATCTAATTGATTTATTGCAATCGGGTATGCTTTTCTCAATTCAACTTCATATGTCTTTTTTCCTGCTAAATTGAACTGTTTTACATTTATCTTTGTTTGATACTCTTGTTTGAATTTTATATTATAGCTATCTGTTGGCTGTACTAACTTTAACCAATCATCAAATATTTTCTTTTCCAACATATCATCAGAAACGATGAACGTGAAAGATATATCTTCATATGATGTGCCATCTGGAAATTTTTCTGCGTAGCCATATATTCTTTGATCAGTTGTCATAATGGTTCTACTTGGCAACTGAGCATTTTCACATCTATATTTTAAATCAGCAAATGTTCCTTTATACGAAGAACGCAATCCAGAAGGTGGAGTAAATTCAACTTCAAATTTCGATGGACGAGCAAGTTCTTTATTAAAATTTGATATTATGTTTGATATGGATAACATCTTAACCTTTTCTTATCTTTTGGATTGATTCTTTGAAAACTTTATTTTTTGCAATTGCCATGCCATCTTGCCTGAATCTTTCCACTGGCAAAAATAGAGCAGTTTCCCATTCATTTGGCTCAACTCTCATCAGCCTCGACCCCATTTGAGTGTACAAATAACGCTTCAGACAGGGCTCAAACGCCTTATATTTTCTAGATGAGGTCAAGATACTATAGGATATTCTAACCCTCTCAGGATCGTCATTTTCATTCAATACTGCCAGATTCATCAACCTATCCAAAAATGCGGCACGGTATACAATTGGCAAATAATGCAGGTTCAGACCAAGAAAACCGTCATTGTATCTTTTTAACATCAATACCAAAGGAAATACATCATAGTATGGCAAAACATCAGCATACTTTGGATCATAGTGAAAAAAGTATAGTCTACCCAAAAGAGGAAGTACGACTTTTCTTTGTCTCTCCCTAGAAATAGACATTATCTCATAATTTGGATTTCTAATGTTTCTGACTTTTTGCTGAAACCAATTAATACTCTCTTTGGAAAGCATATTGTATTCCAACTGAGAACGGTCTTTTGCTAGTTTTGTTAGTTTAGATTCCATGTGATATTTATGTTAAATTCCTAAGTGTTTTTCAGTGATTACTTTGAATTCCCAGCCTCGATCCAAACAATATTCTTCTGCTGCTTTCCATTTGGACTGATTGACTCCATAGGTCATTACTTCTTGCAGGTATTGTTTTGTGACTCTTTTTCTGGGTTTTGGTTCTTTGGTTTCTCTTTCGGGCTTGACTTCTATTATCAAAGTTTTGTTCCTTGTTTTGACAATGAAATCTGGAAAGTATCTATGGAATCTACCGTCAACAGGAGATTTATAAGGAATGATCAATTCTTCTGATCCCCAACTGAGAATGTCTGGATTCTTGTCTAACCAGGACATGACACGGCATTCCCATGATGATCTGTAGATAATATTTGTGTGATCGCCTATGTATTTTTCTGGGTTTGTAGGTTTGAATCTTCCTGAATATGCCATATAAATATACTTATTCCATCAATTAATTGTTTAAAAAAATGCCAGGTCCTCTAGCGAGTTTGACTGATACACAAGAATCAGTTTCAGTTTTAAGGTTTCCTTCAGATTTAGGCTCTAAGTCTAGGTCACATTTTATTCAGTTCATTGTTCATCAAGTGCAATCTGGTGGATATACTCCTGTAACTGGAGGAGCAACAACAGATATTTTTAGGACACAGCAATCTAATTTTGCAATACAGATTAGTCCACCAACGAATAAGATGGCGGCCTCTATATCATTATATATGCCAGAGACTGTAACTGCATCGTATACAAATGCTTATCAAGAAGATGATCTGACTGATTACACTCTTGTGTATTATGGTAAAGCAGCATCAACACTCTTTGATGGTAACAACAAACTTTTTGAGAATTTGTCGGGAAACTTTCTTAATACGATAACTTCAAATCCTTCTGTACTTGCACTAGCTAGAAAATTCACTTCGGATTTAATTCCAGTCGATGCACTATTGAAAGGACAAGGATTAGCAATCAACCCGCAAGTTCAACTATTATTCAAAGCAACAGCATTAAGAAGTTTTCAATTTAATTATCTATTCACTCCTTCGAGTAGAGAAGAAGCAGAAGCCATAAAAACAATCATAAAAGCATTTAAATATCATGCTGCACCGGAAATTGGTGGTGGCGCTATAAACAATGATTTATTCTTCAAAATGCCTGACACCTTTGAAATTAAGTTTTTCTATGATAACAATGAAAACTTCAACATACATCGAATAGACAGATGCGTTCTGGAAAGTATTGATGTTGACTATGCTGCTTCTGGTGGTGGATGGACTGCACATGAAGGTGGATATCCAGTTCAAACAAGAATGACTCTCACATTCAAAGAACTTAGCGTTCAAGACAAAAAGCAGATTGAAAAAGGCTACTAATGAGATATTTTTCACAGTTACCATACATAAACTATCAACAAATAGATGGCAGCACAGTTGCAATGAAGGATATCATGACCAGAACTTATTTGGTCAATCAATTAACAAGACAACCTTTATTGTTTTATGAGTACGAACTAAAAGATAGTGATCTACCAGAAATCGTTGCAAACAAGTACTATGGAGCACCAGAACAGTTTTGGTTGCTTTCATTATCAAATCAAAATAGCGTACAAGATTTGCAATGGGATTGGCCGTTGAATCAACAAAATTTTAATTTATTTCTAATCGACAAATACGGGTCATTAAGCAATTCAGTATTGGAAATTCATCACTATGAAAAAATAATGACAAATGAAGATGTAGCTACGGGAGAACAATCTCAGTTTGTGACTATCATCGATCAAGGTGAATATGCCAATACGACTATTGGTACCACAACTTATTCAATGCCAGATGGTAGTACTATCAAACAAACTATAAGTAAGGCTGAGGTAAATGCCTATGATTATGAATATAATCTTAACGAATCGAAAAGAAACATAGGTCTGATAGACAAGGATTATGTTTTAAACATTGAAAATCAATTTAAAGCATTGTATAGTCGATAATGGCAAACATAACCAATCCACAAGAATTTACAATTGCAAGTGTCGATCTAATTACTTCTAGTGGACAAGCAATCAATTTAAAACCATCAATACTAGAACTTTCAATTTATGAGAGCATGTATTCTGGTGTAGTTTCTGGTCATGTATCATTAACTGACTCCCAAGGTTTTATTGAAATATTCAACATTACTGGATTTAATTTTATAAAAATAAGCTTCTCTAAAGTTGGAGAAAATGATCCTTTTAATGATGTGTATTTTAGAGTTCACAGAATTGGAAAAAATATTCCAGTTAGCAGAAACAATGAAGAATTTACAATCAACTTTGTGTCAGAAGATGTTTTTCTAAATCAACAAACACGAATTGTAAAATCATACAATCAAAAAACAATTAACTATATCGTACAAGACTTATTAACAACTGAATTAAACACAAGAAGGCATTTATTACCAAAATCAGTATTTGAAGATACTGAAGGAACATATAGTTTCATCATATCAAACAAGACTCCTTTTGAAGCAATACAATGGTTGTGTGGTTATGCAAAACCAGCAAAAGCACAGTA